GTTTCTGCGATATCCCTTTGTCTTTTGACTATCATATCAATCTCAACCCTATCAGGCAACTGCGTATTTTCGGGAGTATTCCGAACGATACCAGCGTTGCTTATCTCATAGCCGTGGAATAACAAAAAGTCAGCCATTGCATAGTGAATAAGCATAGGTTGTAGGTATTGATTTACCAACGTCAAATAGTTCCCAGCAAGGGTATTTCCTTGAACCTTGGTTAAGATTGACCTATACAAAGCCGTTCCACACACCTCTTGGATTTGAATGTCTTGGGCTATTTTTATAAATGGCGTAACCTTATCAATGTCCACATTGCCACCCAACTGGGTATATTTAAACAAGTGGTCTTTGGTTATTAAAAGTACATTATCGTTTGCGTACATTTCTATTTATTTTTTAAACTTCCTCGGTTCGGTAAATCAATGGTTTTTGTGGATGCGGTTTGCCAATCAGGTGGACTGAAAGGTACACCAGCTGAATCTGCACTTTGGTTACTTACCCTTTTGTAATTATCTAAATCTTTGATGGCTTGGCTTTTCTCTTCGGGTGTCAATGGGATAAATTTACCACCACTAACACGTTTACGCATATAGGTTAGCCTATACCATTGATGCTTACAATTCACGCCCCCTTTATACTTCCAAATAGAGTAATTAGATTTTCCACTTGGGGCAAATTGACCGTTTATTCCATCATCGCCCATCGTATCAATGTCCTCCCTTCGGTAAACCACGCCCATCTTGGCATTGGCAACCATATCTTTGCAGAATTGACGAGAGTTACCACTTGCACTCATTGGGGCGTATCGGTAGCGAATTAAATAAACACCTTTATCATCCTTGCTTTTATCTTCGGGGTTGGCAAATCTTTTAAAGAACTTGTATTCGTTGTCATCAGTAACGGGGCTTTCATCTATCAATTCAAACTCTTCACCGATAACTTCGCCTTTGTCTTTCAAATAGTCCAACCATTCATTCTCTATTTCCTCGGTAAATTCGGGTAAATCTGCACTTAACTGCAAATTGTTAACTTTGGTTTCTGCCCAACGGATTCCAGCGTCACCGCCCCAAGCATCCCACATCAATCCACCACATCCCTCGGAATAAGGTACATCTTTGTTTTGTTGATGCCTTCTGAATGCCGCCATTCTTTTAACGGTTTCAATTGAGATAGGTTCTTTGTTGGCTAATTGGTGCGCCCTTGCTTTACCTACGTTTGTGCCGCAGTCACCCCAACCGTGTTGCATCACCCATTTTAACGCCCTTTTAGCGTTGTTAGATGCCCCTTCGGGGTAATCGGTAAATGATTCTTCAAGTTCTACCTTCTCACCCTCAAAATATGAATAACAAATTGCAGCCGCTTGATCCGCATCCTTGCCCTCTTTAACGACAACAGGGATGCAACGTGCTAAAAAATCATCTTTGCTCTCACTTGGGTTAGGTTTAACAAGTTCAACTTTGCTGAACCCAAATTCTTTTTCTTTGGTTTCTTCGTTTACTACCTTACCACTCAAATCGGTAAATTCCAAAGGCTGCAAAGTCTTGAAATAAATATCCAAGTTGTAACCATTGGCGTTCATTATCTTTCTCACGCCATCTAAAAGCAATCTTTGGAATGGGCGAATAACCGTATTATCAAATAAAATAGATGCGGTTTTTAACTCCTCTGCGTTGTTGCCAAATCCAGTTTGGTCCTTAATACCTAAAAGCATTGGTGAGGTCACACGGTGCGACATCATTACCTTTTGCATTGATTCGGTAGAAAGGAATTGATATTGGTTGTGTGCATCCGACAATTGAACAGGTGTGATATCCGCTTTGCTTTCTGCGTTATCGTTGAAAGATAGGATAAACTTACCCGTATTTGATGAGCCTGTAAACTTATTGATTATTTGGGCTTCAATCATATCCTTTACCTCTGCTGGTGGTTGTCCGTTGTTGAAATTTATCAACATACTCGGAGCCATTCCGTTCTTGATGTTATTGATATGGTAGTTTGAAATCTCCGTTTCAAGTTCTGCCCATTGTGTACCCCCTTGGTAATCTACTGGGCTGAAATAATAGTTGCCAGTTGAGTAAGGTTTAATAACCAATACGCATTCGGTTGCATTTTCATCAAATCCAAAGGCAGCAAATCGGTGAGGTTTTTGACCTCTTTTTAATTTACTCCAATCAGGGGCGAAATAATATCCTTCAATTTCCCCTTTATCGTTGCATTTTTCGGGGCGTAGTGTTTGAATTGCCCAATGTTCAGCCTTGACGTACTTTTTTCTATCCTTGGACTTAACCAAGTGAATAGCACATTGACCTAACATCTTTAAATCCATTGCCGTATTGCGTAGGCAATCGGGGTGAAATAGTTTTTTTAAGTCAAGGTAACCCGATAAATGCCTATCGGCACGAACGACCTCTAAACCATCTCCGTAGATTAAATCTGATATTCCTTTGATACAAGCGTTATTCGTTGCAGAGCCATAGTAAAGGTCAATAAGGTATTGATAATAATTATTATCCTGACCATATTCAACCCACTCTTTATTTTTTTGCTCAACGATGGTTGGGCTTGTATAGGTTTCTAATTGTATAAATTTCAAGTTACTCATATCGTTATCCATTCAGGGCTTTCATCAGCCGTGGTGTCCCAAGTTTTAAAGGTGTTATTAATATTTGTTGATTCGAATGACCAAGTAGCCACATATTCCCACATCAACTTTCCTTCGTATTTAATTCTAATTAAAATAGTATCGAGGTCCTGTGCCACCGCAGTAATGTTGGCTAATGATGGCAAAGTAACCGTAACCTTGCTGCCTACTATTGTAACCGATGATTCCGCTTCAACCATTGTTTTTGTGTTTTTATGCCATACTTCAACATCTACCGTACCACCAGCGTAGGCAATTACGATTTTTGATCCATTTTCCTGTAAAAGAAAATCACCACTTTGCAGCAATAAAAATGAATCATTCCCACCGCCCCCTTGACTGACATCATCAAACGATGTAAAGGGAAAAAATGAAATAGATGATGTGGTATTATTGATAACCATTTTATAATTAACGTAAAATCAAAATCTTGTTATAAAAGAAAAGGGGCGTGATGCCCCTTCCCTTGAAACCTAAACAAGAAATATGGAAAACTTAAGAAGCCAATGTTACCACCGTTGACATATCTGAATATGATTCAGCGTCAACGATTGCCTTTGGGGTTGGTTCCATACCAATCAAGGTAATGGTGTTCAAACGTGCATCGCCCATTTGAGTTCCCCAAGATTCAACGTCCGTAGTTGCATCCATACCTTCGGTTTCACCCAAAAGTGTGAACACATCATTTCTATCCCAAACGATTACTCTCCAACGACCTTTTGTCAAGGTGTCGAAAATTTCAGCATCACTATCCGCAGCGTTCGGAGTGCTTCCGCTTGGCTTCAAAGATAGTGTTAAAGTTTGGGTGTAAGCAGTTGTACCGTTGTCGCGTGACGCAGCACCACTTACTTCCAAGGTTGATAAACCTTTTAATTCCCAAAAATATGCAGTTGATTTAACAGGCGTTGGAGACGCACCGTTATTGATTGAGGTTACTAAACCACTCGCATCTTTACTAACTACGTTTGAAAAAACGTAAGGTACTAAAAACACGCCACGCAGACCGCCTACAAACTCTTTGCAAGGTTCTGATCTATTTGCTAATGTATTACAAGCCATTTTATTTTGATTTTTAAATAAAAAGGGAGGGAATCACCCCTCCCCCTTTGATGAACTACAAATCAGATTATTATTAGGAAATGTTAAGAATAACTTGTTGAGTTGGGTTGGTTGCAATGATACCGCCTGTGAAACGCATAATTACACGCACGTTTTGGCTGCCATCAATGTCGCTCATATCGATAACCTTAACTTCGTTAGTATCGCTCAACAAACCAGTACCAAAGTGTAAGTCAGATTTCAATCCAAGTACACAATCAGAATCATTAAGACCTGGGCAAAGGTTTACAGGAATACCTTGGAAGTTCATTGGTTTTTCGCCAACGTAGAACTGGAAGTTATAGTTACCAGTAGAAAGAGCCGCTTGGTAAGCCTTCATTGTAGTTGGACCAACGTAATATTGAAATCCTTCTTTACCGTACAATGCAGCTGGAGAAGCATCCAACATCGCTTGTAAACGAGCAACTACGTTAGAACCTGTGTTCGCACCTGAACCTGTTACAGAGATAGCAGAGTTATCAGCCAAGTAACCGAACATTCCGTCTTGACCAGCAGTAACCGCTGAATCATAGAACAAGTTAGATTTCCAAATACCCAATTCAATTGATTGAGCCACCTCGGCAGCAACTTGTGCCAACAAGAACTCTTCAAAAGATGCTGGTAATTTTTCAAATGCAGAGTAACCAGCCTCAGCCGCTTCCCAAGTAGTACGCAAGTTGTTTTTACATAACTGCAAGTTAACTTGTTTCTCGGTAGTGGTCAAAACGTATTCACCCAAAGTTACTGAACTTGAATCAGTAAAGTCGCAAGTTGCATCAGCAACACTCACGGTGTTCTGCCAGTTACGAATAACTTGCTTGAACGCTACGTTAGGGTGAAGAGTGATTAAATCTTTTGCAAGGGTATCACCTGACAAAAGTGATGCGGCAATATATTTACCAGCAAACTGACCAGCGTAGGTGTTTGGACTGATAGTAGGTCCGCTTAAATGAATTTTTCTATTTGACATAATTTTTGGTTTTAAAATAATTGGTTAAATACTCGGTCTTGGATTGTTTCGCCTCTTCTTGAACCAAGTTTAAATTGAACATTGGTTTGTGTAGTGGCTTCGGGGTTGAACTTTGTGTGTTCTGCTGGGCTTTCAGCAAGTTGTTTTTTCAACTCTTCATTCTCGGCAGATAATTGCACGTTAAGGGCTTTTAAATCTTCGTTGGCTTTTTCGATAGCAGATAAACGAGTTTCGATTTTAGAAAAATAAGATTCTTCCATTTCGGTTTTAGATTTTACCACCTTTTTAGGCATTGATTCCATCATACCGGTTTCCTCTTTTTCGATTTCGTCTTTTGCTTCGATAACTTCTTCAACGATTTCCTCTTCTTTTTCTTCGCCTTCGATTGAAACTTCAATGATAACGCCTTGCTCATCAACTTCAATTTTCATTCCATCTTCAAGCATATATTCTCCCATAGGAACGGGGATGTTACCCTCTTCGGTTACGATGAAAACTGCATTACCTATTTCAAACGCCTCTGCATCAAAGATGGCTTCACCATCCATTGTTTTTACTTGTGCTAATTCAACCTTTGTTTCCTCGGTTGATTCCTTACCCATTACGATATCGTAAACACGGTTAAGGATGTCTTTTGCGTTGCTCATATAATTAAATAACGATTGGTTTAAATGGTGTTGGGTTTTGATATTATTTTAATATCTGGTCATATTTATTTACAACATCATAATATTCATCTAATACTTTTGCGTATTTTGAATCATTAAATGATATACCTAACTCTTTTGCCATTATACGGGCATCATCTATTTTAATTTTTAAATCAATACTTTGTTGTGTTTTGCCCGAAATTGATCCTTTCATTTTTGCCAATAATTGATTATAATCATTTATTAAGGCTTGAAATTCATTAGTCACTTTTTTAACTTCATTAGATGCTTTATCTATTTCATCAATTAGTGCTAAATCTGTTTTAATTACTTTCTTTTGCATATTGTTTTAATAATTTTTTTAGTTCTGTTAACATCACTTCCTCTTTGCTCATCGTGGTTGATTTATCCGCAAAGAAACCTTCGATTGAAAATCCCTTTACTTTACCACTCTTCACATATTCTTGCCAAATTTCTTCGTTATCAACTTTCATTGAAACGTACCAAGTACCTACTGGATCGTTCATACCATAGGCTGCACTCTTATCTTTTTCGGCATCTACCTTTATCCAAGATTCAACCAAGGTTAAACCATTGATTTTACCATCGTGTTCCAAAGTTGCGTTGTGTTGGTTGCCTTTTTTTAGGTACAACTGCATTGCCTTCTCGATGGTAACCTTGGAAAAATAAACGTAGAACTCCTCACCGTCTTGATTTCGGTAGATAGGTTTATTTGGAATTAAGGCAGGTCCCATCAAAATCCGCTTATCCGTATCAACGGTGGCGAATTTCACTTGATGGTTGTTTAGTGCTATAAAATTGGATTCGATGGCGGGGCTTTCAACGATACTGATTGCATCAATACCACTAACCTTACTATCTTCATCCAAAATCAATTCAACGATTTTCATTTCTTAATTAACGATAATGGTTTATAGTGTTGCATTTTGGCGGATGTGCCTATCGAGTGACTGCTGACTATTTACATCCTGACCGACAACGTATGCCCTTGGTGGGGTGCTTAATGAATTATTCAAACTACCAAGTAATTGAGCCGAGGAATTTATCTGACCGCTAATGATGCCCACATTTGGTCCTGTGGGTGCAGTCATTGAAACTCCACCGCCCGAACTATCACCTTCAACACCTGGCAATTCTTGTTGCATAATGGCTCTGACATTTGCCAAACCCGATGCAATAACACCAGCAGCACCAATAAAGCCAAATGTACCACCTTGTGCAAGTGCCTTTGTTGCCCCTGAATAGGTATCAATTATTGCCATAGATACTGCAAGGGCTTTACCAAACTTTGAATTTTCTCCAACCAAAGACTGAACACCATTTAAAGCACCCATCACGGCACTCATTTGGTTTTCGGCAACTAATTTCGCCTGTTCGGTTTCGTAATCCGCACGTTCTTTTGCAAGGGCTTTTGTGTCTGCCGTATATTGAGCATCCAAGACTTTCTTTTCATTTTGAGCATCAACATAGGCTTGTGTACCTTCTTTCAACTGGCTTATCTCATCATCAAGCAACTTTCTTCGGGCTTCGTATTCCTGTTGGATGGCAGCCATTTTTTTCTCAAACTGATCCATTCCCTCGGCAGCCAATTCCGCTTCACTATCTGCAATAATTTTATTCGCTTCAAGTGTGCCTTCAACCTCGGCACGTTTTAACTCAATCTTTTCTTTTTCAAGTGAATTGATATTGGTTAACTGCTCGGATTTAAGACCAGCGTATTTAGCGTCAATTCCCGTTAATTCTTGTTGTAGTGATAATATTTCATTTGTCCGTTCTTTGGTTTTACCCAAAAGATTATTTTGCATTTGGATGATACCAATACGGGCTTCAATGTTTTCACGTTCTTTTCGTTGTCCTTCATCGAGTACCTTTGATAATTCCTCATTCGCTTTTATACGTTCTTCAATGGTTTTGGTTTCGTCATCCCTCAACTGCCTTTGCTTTTCAGCCATCAAATCATATTTCTCAACGATACCCTGAAACAATATTGCTAATCGTGCAAGGTTGTTTTCGGCAGCCGCAAGGGCATCTTTGTTGTCAAATGCTTTCTTTGTGGCTTTACCTATTTTTACAACCGCATCACTTACCACCTTTACACCTTTTTCAACTAAACCAACGGTATCTTCAACCCCAAGTGCAACCTTTCCAAATGCGTTAACCGCTACTTTACCAGCCTCGGTAAACTCACCCTTAAATAATAATGAAAGTGCTTTACCTAATTGCGGTATCAATTCCAATAATCCGTTAAAACGATTAATCAAATTTTGCTTAACTAATTCACCAAATTCCTTGATTGATTTAACTGGATCTT